TCTGCTGTTTCGCAGTCCAATGTGATAGGTCCAATACGTTTGTTCATTCTTCAACTCCAAAATGTTTTTTAATTAGGTCAGACGATTTATAGGGTTCCGCAGTATCAGCAATCTCGGCACATTCTTGCACAATCAATTCAGCAAACTTTTCTAAATTATCAACGTTCATCCATTTACCACTTACGTCGGTCCCTACTTGTGTAATCAATTCTTTAATTCGGTTATTCATGTTCCTGATCCGCTAATGTTGTGAAAAAGGTTTTAACTTTGGTATCATTATCCCATGCTGTAGTATAATCATTATCTGTGTCAGATAAAGCAATAGCCTCATCATACGTAAGTACACGATGGCTTACAATCTGTTCACCCAAATACTCTTGGCTAAACTCTTTGGCTTCTTCCATTGTTACTGTATCTAATGCCCACAGTGATTTATCTTTACCATAGTCGTCAGTACCTTTGGGAACTTCAACCATATAACGATTTCTAAATGTACTAACACATTCTACTAACACCCATTCTGTTTCTTGTTTAGTTAACATAAAACTTCCATCTCCGTTATCTTTCCAAATTAATGAATCGCCCTCACGCCATCCTACCTGCTCTAACACTTCGGGCGGAAACTCCAATATCATGTCTGATGTAATTGGATCTTCTTGTAAATCAACAGTCCATACTTTTTTAATCATTTTACTAAACTTCCCTTATATGGCGAATTTAACCATTTCGCATAATCTCCATTTTCTGAAATCTTTGTAAGTTCGTACCTAGCACAGAATTTCATAAAATGAATTCCTACTTGAGGAGTAATAGTTGTGCGAACACCTTCACGGATATATTTATCTACTGATTGTTTAATTTCATCCGGTTGACAGGTGAGATCAATCAATATTTTATTTCTCTCATAATCATCACGCACCCGATGTTCCAAATTATTATGGTCTAGCCAGCGGCTAAGCATCACCGTGTTCCACGAGTAGCCTTGTTTATTACGGTCGGCATAGGCTTCCATCAATCCAACTTTGTTTTTACTACCTTTCTCTCTCACGCCCGGATAAGCACTGAATACATTATCCGTGCTGTCTCCCCGCATTATCTTAAGGAATTTTAAATATTGTGGATCACCTAACAGTTTTGGTTCACCTGTTTTCTTATCTTTGACAATACGACCTTTATCATCAAAGTAACCATCAAGTGTAATCAATTGATTAGTGATACCATTGTAAATTTTTGTCCCTTCGGAAATTAATTGTAAAAAATCTGTGTCGCTGGAAATTATAAAATTTTCATCTTCTGGATGAAGTGCCACCCAACGTGCAATCAAATCATCAGCTTCTGCCTTAGGGTCACGTAGGACACTTACGTTAGTTTTTTCACGTAAAAAATTTACAAACTTTTCGTATGTGGTCCAAAATAGTTCGTTTTCTTCTTTCTCTGCTTCTGTTTGTGCTTGTGTATCTACAATTCTATTCTTTTTGTACGGCGCATAGTAATCTTTACGCCATGACCTACCTTCGGTACAGAACACAACGTGATCAATTCCAAATTTTCTAACAATTTGATTACATGATGCTAATGTAAGATGTAAGGCCATCGCTACTTTCTCCTCTGGATCACTGTTGCGTGAAGCAACATGACGGGCTCTGAAGAAAAGATTTGCGGTATCCATAAGTGCGTATTTTTGTTTCATGTGTCTATTATATACTACTATTTAGTTTTTGTCAAATTATTAGGGTTTAGGCCATAATTGAAAGGGTTTTTGATGTTCATAAATATACCGACTATACTTATTGTTAAATTCTGTTGCAGAAAATAATTTACTAGGGTCAATGTTAGTGTGTGTGAGCCAGGTTTTTACGGTTCTACATACCTTTTCATCTGGCCAATTATTCATAATATAAGTAAGATGTTTATTTGCTTTTTTATGACTAAATCTTTTGCCCTTCATATCTTTCAGCATTTCCCAAGCTTCGTCACAGTAGCTATCCATTAAGATAGTCCACATTTGTTTTTGTTGTTTGGTAAGAGTAAGGTTAGGCTGAATAGTCGGCATCTGCTATTTGTTGTGTGTGAAAGGCTCTAGCATCAGCCTCGTTGTCAAATGTTTCTAATACGTCCATTCCCCCTAGTTGATGAGGAAACCACACCAACCAGTGACCTTCGTCATTTTGGGTACAGTAAAGTTCAACTTTTTCGTTCATAATTGAAGTATAACACAACTTACTTTTATTGTCAATATCAGGAGTAAACAAATAAACTGCTGTCTAGTTTAGTGTCAGTTTTTTTAGTGTCAGTTTTTTTTGTTTTAATAACTTTTGGTACAACTACAGGTGGATTGTAGTTCATAATTAAAATTTCTGTACCTTTACTCTTTTCTTTGTAATCTTTATTGTTACCACTGCGAGTAGCCGCACTTCTGTAAACACCCTGTCGGTGCCATGTAAACTTGTTTTCAGGATAAAACTCTTTAAGTTCATCAAAGTCATAATAGCTTAGAGCAAACTTACCCTTAATATTAGCCAGTACATCAGCTAGTTCTTGATGCTTCTCTCTAGGAAAATCCTTGCTATAGTAGAATTCCATTTTGTAGTAGGGAGGGTCTACATAAAAGAATGTATCTTTGCTATCATGCTTTTTTATAAGATCAATACAGTCCATTTGTTCAACTGATGTAATCTGTTGTAGTCGTTTTACCAAAACATCTTTACCAAGTTTCTTTTTAAGTGTATCGTACTTACTAGGATACTTGCCACCTGCTTTTGTTTCTGTAAAGTAAGGAACATTAGTAGTACTTAGTGGTGTACCAGCAAATACTTGTGTTTGTAAATATAAATATTTTACAGCTAAATCAATATCTCCTAATGTTACATTAGTCCAGTCAAGTGTCCCGAATAGTTCTTGTTGATATTGTTTATACACATTGATATCACTCTTAGGTGTAGCATTCATTTTAGCTAAAAGACCTGTAGGATTTGTTCTAAAACATTCATATACGTTAGCCAGTAATGGATTAAAGTCATTATAAATTCTAGTAGTAGCTTGTTCTACTTTTTTGCTTTTTACACTAACCCAACCTGCACCCCCGAACACTTCTACAAATTTATCAAATTTGTTCGGGAACAATGGGTCTAACCAACCTACGTGATGTGCTTTACCGCCTATATATGGAAACATACTTTTATTATACCTTTATGTAGTTTATTTATATTTAGAAAATACGTGTCCAGATTAATATTCATTGCCAATGAAAACGTTAAAGCAGGGACTCTTTCCACCTTGGCAAATATTTTTCCAGTGAACAGAAAATCTCACAACGTCTTTTCCATTACTGTTAAAACACCTAATACTTTTTCCTGATGATACTACTTTAACAACTTTATTTTCCTTATCAAAATTCATAAACTCTACTGCTTGAGTAGGTGTATTAAAGTTTCGAACAACACAATACAACATACCAGACACTTGTTTGTTCAATAGACTTTGTACTAAAATGTTTACTTTATCCAAATGTTTATTACATTCTTTAGCAACATACTCAGCATATTTTTCTTGACCGGGTGCTGTAATATCAGCAATTTTATCTAACACTTTTGGATTAGTGTCACGTAAAACTCGCAAGTCGGCATGATACGCATTGTCTCTTTTGTATGTCTTTCCAGTCACTGATTCCATAAAATCAAAACGTTGTTTTTTATATCCAAACTGTTTGTCATATTCAATATATGATAATATTGAAGAATCAATACTCTTTTTAAACAGTTTAGCACCGAGATTCTTAGCGGTTCCTCTACCTTCTTCTAAACTGAATTTCAATTCAATAGGAACAATAGATGATGTAAGTTCTACTCTAACATCACCTACATTTCCATAATCAGCACCACCAATCCAAATAGCTTTTACCAATTGCTCATTGGGGAAACGTATTACTATTTGAGATTTAATTTTACTGGCAATGTCAGTAATATATGTAGATGTAGTACCACCATTAAGTGCTACCGCAACTTCTTGTTCTGCAGGTTCGGCCCATACACGGTCGTTTTTCATAAAAATCTTTCTTAATCAAAATAAACACTAAAACGAACAGCATGCCTTTTCAAGGTATACAGACGCATGATATCATATCGTGGTCCACGATATCGTATTCTTAATTTCTTATCAACTAATTTAGCGATAAGTTTATATTGAGAACGTACTTTTTCCAATTCTGATATCGGAATATTACTAGCAATAGCTACTGTCATTTTGACCCTTTTTTACTGAATAAGACTCTATTGTATAGCCAAACTCATTAATTGTCAAATTATTCAAAATCGTATGAGTATTC